TTGCAGAATTAACTGCGTTATCGGCAAGGTCAGCGGTTGCAATTGTACCGTCTTCAATTCCTGTAGATGTAACTCTTGATAATGGCATCGTGTTTCCTCTTTTATTCTATTTAGTCTGCATCTGCGATTGTGATATCACCATCTGCAAGCATCTCTGCAATATCTTTGTATTCTGAATTTCCTAAATCCATAGGAACACTCATCTTATCTCCGTTAGATAATGTTACAATAACACCAATATTTGTAGAAGTATCTTGCCCATCAGTAAAGTATTGATAAGTAGCACCATCCCATCTAGATAGCATTTCTATGTATGTTACTTCATCACTCATTTTCTAATCCTTAAAAATCTGCATCTGCAGCCCATTGAACAAATCCCAAATGACCATTGTTGCCACCTAGAGTAGAACCACCAGTGAACCCTGTATTACTATATTCATTTGTTCCCATACTATGATTCCCAGTGTTACCACTACTATATGCCTTACAATTTCCAGATGAACCATCGCCTGGACTCCAGAATGACATTGTAGGAGTATTTCTCATAGTTGTTGGAAATTGCCAAGATGTTTGTTCACCATTAGCACTGTTTGCGTTAATCCACCCATGAGCACCAGTTCTTGTTGCAGTTCCAATTGCATCGGCATATCGGTAAGACTTGCAAAAATATTGTTGACAAGTTTTGAGTTCATCAGCAAAACTTCTTAATTCATAAGAAGTTGGGTCATAGTGATTCTGGTCAACAATTTCAAGTTGAGCACCTGTAATACGAATACCACCGTTCTGTGCAGTTACCTCTGAGAATATTTGAGGAATAATTGTATTAGTTGTCTCTGCAATAGGGCCGATTGTCATTGAAAATCTTTGCCATGATGTTGTTAATTGTGTATTTGAACCGTGTGCAACATGAAGTGCAGAATTTGAATTAGCACCCTGTGTGGTTGTAGTAATCGCCCTTCCATCAAAGAAGAATGATTTTGCATAAAACCCATCTTCACCAGAACCGTTTGCATTGTTTGCCCAACCGTTATAGTCAGTAGTTCTGAACAAACCAAAAGTTAGTGAAAGTCTATGGTCAGCTTGAGTTGTTCCTTGTGCCTTTGCATATACAGATAAAGTAATATACTTACCACGACACGCTTTTGTAAGGTCATGTGGAACATTTTGTTGTGTTGACATAGAACCGTTAGATGAACCACTCTTTATCATTTGTAAACAATATTGGAATTCATTAGATGGGCCGTCTACTTCTCTAGTATAGTTACCAGAACAATCGTTGTAATTTGTTCTCCAACGGTCACAAGGGCCTTTACCAGAATGGTTTGATGATGAAGTGTATCTTTGCCACACTGAGAAACTACCGTTGTCTAGAAGGTTTTTGCGACCAAATGTTCTAGGTTCATTCAAATCACTCACACGAAGTGCATTAGAATCTGAACTTGCAACTAAACTTCTATTATTAATCTTAATTAAACTCATTCTGGTTTCTCCGGCCATGTAACATCATCAAGTGATGTTGCACTATTGGTGATATCTCTTAATGCTTGTCTGTATGTTTTCCAATCAGCGAAGTTGGATACCGAACCACCTTCTTCTCTTTCTTTGATGACAACCCAATCTGTTTCTGCGAGTTTAGCGTTTCTTTCTACTCTAAGAAGTCTTAGTGGTTCTGCATTTTCTAATTCTGTTTGTTTTGATGTAACTGCACTATTATCAATAGTAATTAAATTACCATCTGAATCTTTAACCTCATCACCAAAAATTTCAACTGCATTTGGATAGAGTGTATAAATTGCTTCATGTTTATAACTCATTGTGCTGCCTCCAACCAAATCCATTTAGGATATTTTCTATTGTATCTAACACTCTGAGGATTACCACCACCTATAGTTCTTCCATATATATTATAACTGACTGTTGAACCAGATGAAGAAACATTTTGTTGGTCAACAATTGTAAATGAAGAAAAGTAAGCATTATCACTAGAATTATCTCTATGCCTACCAACAACAGTTCCACCACTTCTTCTTACTTCAATTTCAGTAACATCTGACAATGAAGAACCACCATTATGTAGGGTAAGTATTAGAGTAACTGTTGTATTATTTTGTGTTGTCGTGTAACTTAATGGAGTCGCATTTCCCAAACCAGAAAATTGTGCAAAAGAACTAGTTCCAGTTGTGCTGATTGAATTCTCTGCAGCAGTATATTCACCTTCTTCTGCTGCAATAAATGTTCCGGCAATACCTGTCAATGCAGAACCATCAATCGCTGGTAATGCACCAGTAAGTTTTGATGATGACATTCCAACAATCTTTGCATCTGTCACCGAACCATCAGTTGGTGTACCGACACTAAGAACGTCACCCAATGCAATAATAAAGTCGATTGAGTCTGACGAAGTTAATGCACTTGAAAACGTAATCTGTGAACCAGAAATTGTAAATGAAGAACCAGGCTTCTGAATAACACCGTTGAGCGAAACCAATAGTTGATTTGCAGTAGCAGGTGAAAACGCACCACTGTTCAACTGCAAGTTATATGTTGCAGTAGCAGATGTTGTGATATCATCTAGTACACTGTATGCACCTGTGATTGGTTCTTGTCCTATGAACGGCATTATCTAATTTCCTTTTTCATATTTAGTCTGTACTATATGGTTCAACAGAAATTTCAAAAGAATCTGTTTTATCATTGTGACGAGAAATAACCTCTGCATAGTGCATATTATCTAAGTCAATAGGTATGTGAGAAGGAACACCGTCAATAATACCAAGAATACCATTTATATTGTCTGTATTTTTAAGAACTGTTCCATCATCATCTTGATTATATGTATAATATGCTTTTTCAATCATTTTATATCTCCGCTTCTGCTGTATAATGATATCCAAGACCCTCATCATTACCACCAGATACTACTAATCCACCAAATCCAGTTGTTCCTCTATGTTGAATACTATTCACACCTTGGTTAGCTGAATGATTAGTTCCAGTGGTAATATCTGAAAGATTGTCAGCAGTTCCATTAAGAGAATAAATTGTAACAGTAGGTGTTGACCTCATTCTAGTTACAAACCGTGTTCCAGCATCCATTCTATTAGATATATTAACTCCGTCAGTAGTATTTCTGGCAAAAACTGCACCAGCAGTACCATTGTGGCCAGGGGCATTGGTCATATTATAAGATTTTTGATAATATCGTTCACAAGACGCAAGCTCTTCTGCTAATGAACGGTGCTCAAAATCTGTGGTTGTCTCGCCTACTTCTAGCTGGACGCCTGTAAGGAACCAATTATTAGCTGTATTATCTACAACATTAACTAAACCAGAGAAACGATTAGCGTTTGTGTTATGCCAAGTGTTTTCAGTAGTTGTACCGCCAGTGTAATCTGAACCAGCCATAAGCCAATACTGAATCATCAGGCTGTTACCATTGTCATTGTCAAATGCAGTTGTCTCATACCCATTATAAGTAAGACTTACATACTGCCAAGTGTCAGCGGCGGCTATAGTGTAGGACTGTTGATTGTGATAAGCCGCATCGGTGTGGTATAGTTCAACATACTGCTTACCAGTCTTGGGTGATTTAACCCAAAAAGATAAAGTTATTTTTTTGGCTGAAGAAGTGCCGTACAGCAAACGCTGTAAATCTTGTCCTTCAAGTTTTTGTCTTATAATAGCGTAATGGCTTGATGAAGGTGTGCCACTGGCTGTTGTAACATCCACCTTAAGCGAGTTTGCAAAGCCTTGACTTGCTGGGGTATCTGTTGACTGTGAAGTGGTTACAACCGTACTTCCACTTTCAATAAAGTTCCACCTGTCACAAGCGGTATAAGCACTTGTTTGGTCGGTTTGGGTTCCTCGCTGTGCTATTCTCATAGCGCCATTGATGACAAGATTCCTACGACCAAGATTTGGTGTAACCTGTCCGTTAATTCCTTGTATTTTACTTAATGGCATCTGCGTTTCCTATTTCTCTATATTTATTCTGGTTTCGTAGGCCATGTTACATCATCCAGTGATGTTGCACTATTGGTGATATCTCTTAATGCTTGTCTGTATGTTTTCCAATCTGCATCATTTGAAAGAGTAATATCTCTACTCTGTGTCCAATCTGATTGTTGTAGTAACTTATTTCTTTCAATACGAACTTCATTGATAGGTTCGGCATCTTCTAATTCTTTTTTCTTTTTAATTATTTGTGACCATGTAACACCAAAATCAGTTGTCTTAGATGACCATCCACCAGAACCATCTGCTTTTCTAAACATTGAGTTAAATTCAGATTCATTCGTTGGTTCACCACGAAGTTCCCATTCAGAAATACCTAGAGCTGTAATTGCGTCAGAAACATAAATCATGCTTTTATCTCCATAATTATAAGTTTATGATGGACACCATTTCCTATTCTGAATGTTCCACTAACTTGATTAATGATTGCAATACCATAATATCTTTGTCCAGACATTGAATTGTGTGTTGCGTCAGCCAACTGTGAGAAGACTTGGATATTTCCAGTATGAGATTCTGCTTCATAGTTCTCACCTCTACCATATTCACTACAAATTCTTACAAATTCTTGAGAATATTGATTTGCAGTAGAACCATAATAAACTCTGGCAAAACCACGACCAGTAGCAATATCACATTCTCCAAGTTGTGCATAAATTAAAATTTTATTACTATCAGATATGGGTGTAAATGTAGTTTCGCAGAGTTCCGTATATGAACTTGTAGAACTATTGGTATGAATACTACTATCAGTTACAACAACAGTTTGAACAACTGAACCAGCAGGAACTTGTGCAGCTGGTAATGTTCCAGTTGTAACTTTAGATGCAGAAACACCAGAGGCAATCTTTGCATCTGTCACTGCACTTGCTTGAATCTTTGCAGTAGAGATAGTATCATTGGCAGGCACAACAGAACTCTCATGTGTACCAGCAATATGAAGAACATAGAAGTTCAATCCACTTGCAGGCGCTTCTGACATGGTAAGTGTTGTACCAGAAACCGTATAGGCATCAGTCGGCTCTTGTCTTACGTTACCCAAAAACACCGCAATATCATTTGCGTTTGCAACTTGTTTTGATAACGTAAATGCTGTTGTAGAACCGTTTGGTGTTAAATCATCTTTGACGATTGATGCAAAACCAGCGGTTGGTGATTTACCTATAAAGGGCATCAATTATCTCCTATGTGATTTGCATTACACCCAGAACGGCGTCAAGTGCTGACCCTGTTCCAGATTTAACTTTGAGGATGTCTCCTGCCTCTAAAATATATTTCTGACCAGCGAATACCTCAAGTGTGGTGTTTGCTGGGATGGAGACATTTTCCAAAAGTTGTCTGGTTGCATTTGAGTCTGAACTGTCTGTAAACTGACACTGTACTGTCACTGCATTCGTTGTTTTGTTTGCAAGAGATAAACCTAACACAACTGTAGTAGTTGCGGCCGGTGTTGTGTACAATGTAGAATACGAACCGTTAGCGACATTTGCGACTGAAGCGTTTTTAAATGTGTTTGCCATATTTCTATCCTAAAGCGATTGCTAATGCAGTTGCATCATCTGCTGGGTCAAAACTCATCTTTGTGAGAGTAATTGCTCCATCTGCAACAGTATTTAGTGTGTTCTGTTGTGATAACTGTATTACTTGAATGTTATTTGTTCCAGTGGGTGGAGCAGAAGTAAATGTCAAAGTACTACCATTAACCGTGTATGCATAACTTGAACCATACCTCTGATAAACATTATCGACAAACACCATGAAGTTTGCAGAGTTCGCTGCGGCTGGGGTCTGTGTTAATGTAAATGCGGTTGCATTGTTATCACCATCGAATTCGTCAATGTGTGGTGACGCCTGTGCAAGTGCGGCAGATAATAATTGTCTACCCATATATACAATAAAAATTCTTGCACCGTTTGATGGTACGTCTGCGAAGTTAATCTTTGGACTACCAGATGCCATTTGAATCGAGAATGCATATTCTGGTTCTTGAACAATACCATCAAGAGACACCAACAACTGACCAGCCTGACCAACAGGGTAGTCGAGGTCAAAAGTTGAGTTAGTGCCGTCACCAGTAATTAACTGTTTTTCAAATGCACCGTATGATGGGTCTAATCCAATATATGATTCTGACATTTCTTTTTCCTATAATGTTATTTATTCTGCATCTGCAATTGTTAATTCGCCAGCATCTACTTGGCGCATGATTTCGTCATAGTGAGTATTGCCTACAACAGGTGGAACATCCATTGTGACTCCATCTACTACAATTTTGATGGTGTCATTTTGGTTCGTCATTGGGTTCACAACATATTTAGCAGACGTAATGTTTATCTCGTTCATGTCTATAACTCCGCAGATGCCGTAAAGATTGCATAATGGTCTTCGTCATTTGAATTACTAACATTCCCTGTAGGATGAAGATTGAAGCCTCTGTCTCCAATATTTACTGCGCTGCCGTCATAACTTGCAAAAGAACCTCCAGTAATCTTTCCAGAAGTGCCACCATAGTGATACAAAACTATGGTAGGCTCTGACCGCATTGTCACAGGGTACTGCCCTGCACTCCAGAATGGTCTATTTGAAGTAGAAGTTCCTCCAGAAACAGACGCAGCACCTTTCAAATTATTTACGCTGCCTGATGCGCCGGGTGCTATATCGTAGTTGTAACTTTTGCAGAAATACCTCTGACACAGAGTCAGTTCCTCGCCAAAGCTGCGGTGTTCAAAATCTGTAGCCGTGGCGCCAACTTCCATTTGTACGCCAGTTACATAAAAGTTGTTACTTGTGTTATCCAAAGCGTTGACCTGACCAACAACACGGTTTGCTGATGTGGCAGAAGCCCAAGTCGTGTTTAATGTTCCGCTAGTAAAATTAGAACCAGCCGCCAACCACCACTGTAAAATTAAAGAACGTGCATTGTCGTTATCCATTGCGCCGCTTGTGTCGGCTGGAAACGTAACAGTTTTGTATTCCCAAGTATCAGCAGATGAAACAGTGTATGATTTACTTACTTGTCTAGTGTTGTCTGTATCATACAACTCAACTATGTAAGTGCCTGTCTTAGTGGTTTTAACCCAAAACTGCACAGTCACTTGTTCTGCGTTTGATGTGCCTTTTTTAATACTCTGTAGGTTTTGTCCTTCAAATGCTTGTCTAAAAATGTAACCATCGCCAGCACCCATAGCGGCATCGGCTGTAGTTACATCTAGTTTAAAACTTTTTGCAAACCCCTGGCCAGTAGGTACATCTGTTGATTGCTGTAAATTATATGCGGCACTGCCGCCAGTAGTAGCTACATCCCATCTATCCAAAGAATATCTGTTGCCAGAAGAAACAGATTGATTGCCTCTTTGATGAACTTGCATGGCGCCGTTGATGAGCAGATTCCTACGACCAAGGTTAAGTGCCTTTGCAGAAGTTACAGCATTATCGGCAACCTTTGCAGTTGTCACCGCACCGACAGCAAGTTTTGCAGTTGTTACTGAACCGTCTGCAATGTCTCCGACTGCGACTGTGGTGTCTGTGTTTAAAAGTTCTGCGAGATTTTTTGCGTTAGTTGCCATTAGACTTGATACCTCACCATTATGTTTGAACTATTTAGTGGAGTAAAAGTGAATGTCAAAGTGACACCACTAATTCCATAGTCCGTTGTCGGTTGCATACAAATACCATTGTAAAATACAAATGCGTCATTAACACTCACTGCATTAGAAAGAGTAAATGCTGTTGATGACCCATTACCTGTAAAGGTGTCTAAACTATATCCTGTACTTCTTCTTTGAACTCCACGAAACCCAAGATGTTTCACTTCAATCTCTGCGTTGTTTGCTACGTTTGCAGTAAAGGTTAGAGTTGCACCAGAGATGCCGTAGTTTGTTGATGCCTTCTGAAGAATACCATCAACGAACACCATAACACTAGATGCACTAGTTGG